GGCCTAGAAGAATACATAAACTTATTTTTGATTTTAATATTGTAACAGTTACTGTTCCTATTAAAACTATTTATATCTAGACCATTATTTATAATATGAATTTTGTCCTTTATTTCTGGGTATTTGTCTTTAAATAAATTTCGATGCCAATCCGTTAGACATATTATACCATCTATATAATTGTTCCATTTTTCCAATATTTGATTAGCATTTAAGTTACAGCCATAAGGTAATAATAAAACATCATGTGCCCATATGAAGGATTGAGAAAAAGAACATTCTTTAAACATTTCATAAAATGCTATATATCTTGAAACAATAACAGTATGAAAAGGTATCTCATTGATTAAATTTGTTAGTTGATCTAGGTGAATATACTGAATATTGTCAAAGACTTCATTGGTCACGTGCCCAGATATATATATTGTATAATCTTTAGGAAAACACTTGCTAAGATATACAACAGCTTTTTCTGACCCTCCCAAAGCATTGGAAATCATATAGGAATGATTCCAATCGATATTAGAAAAACCAGTATAAAATAATATATTTTTACTATTTCTACAATCTACTTCAGAAAACTTATTTATTTTATTTGTTAGTTTCTTAATAAAAATATTATCTAGATTTATACCAGCATTCGAATATATATCTAATTTTAAAAAATCAAATGATGCGATGTTAACTCCATTGTCAAATAAAAATATAATATATTCATTAGCCAAAGGAATAAAATGAGTGTTATGATTTGGAACATGCTGGAAAAAAAATTGTAAATTGTATAGAAAATTGCGGACATACCATTCTTCAAACATTTTCTGTTTTTTGATGAAAACGATTTCATACATTCGTATAACACAATTAAAATCTTTAACTTTGTCCGCTATTAATACCATATAATACGGCACAAAAAAGTTATATTTATCTTGGCTTATAAATAATTTATTCGACATATTTGTCTCGAGATATTTGTTTTCAAAAAAATCCTTGATATTTAGATAATAATTATATGCGATTCTATTCATATCCTCACAACAATAATGGACTAACAAAGGATAAAGACATTCAACTCTTTCCAAATCATAGGAAAATGATTTTACCAGGTAAAAAAACCCAGCATCAGGCTTCTTTAATACAGTGAAACAATCATATATATATAAACATGCTGTATATTTTTCTTGGGCCCATTGGTTTTTATGTTCTAATGTTTTTTTATACCATTTTATAGCATCTTCACATCTTCCACAATCTTTATAACTATTTCCACAATAATAAGCATATCTATGAAATAATTGGTCATTATTTTTTAATGCTTCCTCATATGCTTTTTCAAGAATAATAGCGTCTTTAAGATATTTATTTGGGTCCATACTACGACTTCCTGTTCTTCCTGACACCACATAATAATCTCCATCAATAACCGTGGATGTGCTATTTGGTTCTTTACAATTGATAAATTCATGTATTACCGATTGATATTCAAATCGTTTATAATTATTAATTAACAATACACGTGTATAACTAACACCGTTTGCTGATCCAAATTTTAAATGATATTCATCAAATAATACATTTTCAGGAATACAAATATTCCCTACTAATTCATCATCGGCGTCAAATACTAATAATAGTTGTGTTTTTTTAAACGCTCGTTCTAAAGCCAATGTTCTATTATGAGCAAAATTAACCCATTCATCAATATACAATTCTCCATTTATTTGTTTATTTTTGAAAAAATCTAATATTATTTGAGGAGTATTGTCCGTAGAACCGGTATCACATATGACCCAATAGTCAAATTGAATTTTATTACATAGTTTTTCAAGAGTATTTTTAATTATATGTGATTCATTTTTGACAATCATATTTAAACAAATAGATGCTTTTTTTTCTGTTATGATTAATTCCATTATAATTAGTTGATTAACTATATTTAACTATTTTTTACATTATTTAATAAATTATTTAATAAATTATTTCGTATTTGTTAGTTGTTAAATAACACATTTTAAAATACTGAATAAGATTTTCTTTTTCCTCATTTAATAAAGAATAACATTTCATTCTAACGAATCCTAATTTATCCATAAATTTCCATAATGTTTGAATTGGATGTTTATTATCTAGCACAATAAAATCATTTTTAGCATTTAAATAGAGTTGATTTATTCCATCTTTATTTCGTAATAAAGCTTCTATGCCTATAATACAATATTGGGCTTCATAATCATTATTAACTAACAAATTACAGTATTTATGTTGGTATACAGAGGGATCTCTTTTCCAAATAATAGTATTATCATTCAGATATTTTTCATCTTCATATGCGTTTTTTCCCTTCATAATATCATGTATTTTAAAACAATCATAAAATATTGGACTAATAAAATTAGGACCAATTCTATTTATTTCTGCGTTTCTTATTAATGAAAAATTATTATTCTCATTATTCATATACTGAATATATCCGAGTTTAGGAATTTTGGCTATTTTAGTGTGAATGGCTGTGCGTAAAATAATTTCAAAATCATCGCAAATGGGCAAAAACTCCGAGAAATTACCTATTTTTAATAAAATGTCTTTTCTCCAAATGCGTGGATGATTAGGACAACAAACTAAATGACTCAATGTAATATTATTGATATTGGGTGTATTGTATACAAATACCCAATTATCATTATATTTTTGACAATAATACGAACCATATCCTTTACATATATAGTCACCATACCAAAAATTTTCTCCATTTTCATATATATTAATAAAATCCATATAAATAAAGCCAATTTCCTGATTTTCATAAAATAAGTTTGCGGATTCTTCTAAAACGAATGGCAATATTTCATCATCATGATCCAATTCTAATAAATATTGTCCTCTACATAAACTAACTGCTTCATTCTTCACATTCCCAATATAACCGTTATTTTCAAATCTCCGATATATTCTTACACGTGAATCACAAGCAATATTTTGTTTTAAAAACAAGAAGTTTTTATCGTCAGGAGAGTCATCCATAATAATCCATTCCCAATCTTTTAGTGTCTGTAATTTTAAACTATTAAATGCTCTCATAATTTTATCAAATGAATTAAAGGATGGTGTAAAAATAGAAAAAATCGGGCGAGTTAAAATTCGTTCCGAACAGCAATTCACGATATATAAACGATTCATTGTTTCGTTAAATTCATCTATAGATATAAATTCATTCATATGTATTACTCGTAGCGCCACATTGGAATAATTAATATATTCTGATAGATCTTGTTCATATTCTTCCTTATTAGGGCCAAATGTAACTAACAAAGCATAAACTTGTTTATAAATTTTATTCAATTGTTCTTTTTTATTTATTATATGAATGGAGCATTCTAATTTATCAGAATTAATTTTTAGAATTGAATCTATATCGCTATATTTATCGTAACGAAAAAATAAAACAAAGGGATATTTCATTTTGGTATAATTATTTAAAGGAATAAGTATTTAAGTAATTAACAAATAAATTTTAATTATTTATTTTTTATTAGATATTTGATGATATCTTATGATAGGATAATTTATTATTTTTATGTTTAACTTTATCTTTATCTTTAATTTAAAATTCCGGAGTATGTTTTTTGAATAAACATCCTTGTGCCAGTAAATTTTTTATTTCAGTTGTTACAACATGTGGATTTTGATGATCGCAATTTGTCATCCAAATTTTTACAATACAGAAATTTTTTTTGGGTGATATGGTAATCCCCGTCACACTATTCACGAATGGAGTGTTACTACTAATAGACTCACCGATAAGAACATAGGTTAAATCCCGCCATACCTCATATACATTTTTATTTGAAACTTTATACGAAAAGCATCCACCATTCCTGTTTTTGGTATCCTCCCACATAGGTGAAATACCATCTTTCATAATAAACAACATACAATTTTTAATTAATCCCTCAGGTAGAGATTCAGTAATAGCAATTGTTTCTTCGACAGTTTTGAATTGAAATATTTTTTTATAACTTTTCAATGTCCAATCAGGATCTTGCGGTAAATGTGCCCATAAATTCCATTTATATTTTAAAGAATGGTTTTCTTTAATCTCTTGAGGTATACTTGCAGTAGCCATTATCGTTGAAACAGTTTGAGAGGTTACCATTATATATAATATACTTCAATTTTTTTTAAATTATTTTAATAATAATTTAATTAATAGTCTTATATAATTATTATAATTTAATAAAGTCATCTGAATCATCTTTTTCTTCTTTTACTTCAGCATTGTCAGAATTATTTGAATTCTCTAAATTATCTACATTTATAGAGGAGTCGATTTCTTGAATTGTGTAATCATTATATCCAAAAATTAATTTATGTTTATTAGTTAATTCTACCATATTTACATTATGATCAATTATATTCACCTTATAATCAAATTGATGTAAATTTATATCAATTGGAATTTTTAGTATATTAGATAGATAATAATAAAAAAAATGTTTGTCAAGTATGTTATTTACTATGTAATGGTTATAATAATCAGTTTTTAATTCAATCGTATATATTTTATTATCATAACATAATTCTATTGATAAAAATTTAATACTTGATAATGTATAGTTAAACGAATTAGGAAAATCATAATAATTTATCTTGTTTACACAGTTCATGTTGGAATGATTATCCGATAAAA